GTTCTAGTGGGAGTTGAGATTAAGGCCGGACTCCCAATTGTGAGAACGATTAACGACAACAACGCAGATGCTGTTTTTGTAAAAATAACAATACCAAACTTAAGTTCCATAGACTTAGATACTGGGGATACTAAAGGAACATCTGTACAAATAAAAATTGAACTTAAACAAGATGGTGGTGTGTTTGAAACAAAAGTTATTGACACCATAAGTGGTAAGACAACTTCATCCTACGAGAGATCCTATAGAATTGAATTACCTAATGGAGGAAATCCCTACGAAATAAGAGTTTCCAGATTAACTGCTGATTCTGTCCTCCAAACACTACAAAATAAAACATTCTTTTCGTCTTATACAAAAGTTGTGGACATAAAAATGATGTACCCAGATTCAGCTGTGATGGGTTTAACAGTTGATAGTGAACAATTTGGGTCTTCTCTTCCTAACAGAGCATACGAAATATATGGAATGTTGATTAAAATTCCTTCTAACTATAACCCAACCACAAGAGAATACACAGGAATTTGGGATGGAACTTTTGATTTTGAATACTCAAATAATCCAGCATGGGTCTTCTATGACTTGATAACAAATGAGAGATACGGTCTTGGGGAAGAAATTAAAGGTTACTTTGTAGACAAATGGACAATTTATGAAATCGGTAAGTATTGTGATGAATTAGTTCCAGACGGATTTGGGGGTTTTGAGCCCAGATATACTATGAATGTATGTCTAACCACACAGCAAGAAGCTTACAGGGTTTTAAATAGCATGGCTTCTGCTTTTACTGGTATGCTTTACTGGGGAGCAGGTGTCATAACAGCTTCTCAAGACAGTCCTAAAGATCCTGTAAGATTAGTCACACCAGCTAATGTCATAAAAGGACTAATAAACTATTCCGGAACTTCCCTCAAAGCAAGACATACGGTCGCTGTTGTGTCCTGGAATGATCCCGATGATAATTATAGGTTAGCTGTTGAAGTTGTTGAAGATGCAGACGCTATAAACCGCTATGGATACAAACCAACAGATGTGGTCGCATTTGGTTGTACAAGTAGAGGACAAGCCCAAAGATTTGGTAAGTGGGTTTTAGACACAGAAAAATATTCAACTGAAACTGCTTCTTATCAAGCTGGTTTAGACCATGCCGACATAAGACCAGGACAAATAATCGCTATAGCTGATCCAGCTTACGCAGGAGCTCGCCTTGGAGGTAGGATTAAAACAGCAACCACAACAGTAATAGAAATTGATAAGATAGCAACAGAAGAAGTTGGGGTGAAGCAATCTCTCTGGGCTGTTCTACCTAACGGGGAAATTGAACAAAAAGATATTTTAATGGTTGATGGAAACATTGTTACTCTTTCAGAAGCTCTTTCAGAAGTTCCACAAAATGGTTCTATGTTCATCATTACTGCTGCAAATGTTGAACCAAGACAGTTCAGAGTGATTTCTGTGACAGAAAATGAAGAAGGAAATTTATATGACATAACAAGTCTCCTGCATGACCCAGGTAAGTACGACAGAATTGAAAAAAATATAGTTGTTGACAATTCGGATTTTACTATCCTACCTTCGGGACAACTCCCACCACCATCAGAAATATCAACCTTAGAATTCTTGTACCTAGCAGGTGTGACTGCAAAATCTGCTGTCACTGTTTCTTGGAGAATTCCACCAGATCCAAGAGCTAAATATTTTGAGTTACAAGTATTAAAACCAGGTTATCCTGACTATGAAAATGTTGGCATTACTCAAGTTTCTTCTCTGAACCTACAAGACACAATAAGTGGTGAATATACATTTAGAGTTAGAAGCATTTCAGCATTAAGTACCAAAAGCGATTGGATTTATAAAACATTTAAACTAGATGGATTATTAGCCCCTCCTGCTGACGTTGAAGAATTAAGAGTCGCCGTTAATAGTTCACAATTATACTTAGAGTGGGATAGGGTTCCAGACTTGGATCTAGATAAATATGAAATAAAATATTCACCAGCTTCAACAGGAGTCACATGGGGTTCAAGTCAACTTCTGGCAACTGTCAGGGGAGAGAATATTACCATCCCAGCTAGAAATGGCACATATTTAATAAAAGCAATAGATACAAGTGGTGTTTACAGTATAAATCCAGCTATATCCGTTGTTGGGGTTGCAGATATCCTATCAAAAAATGTTGTTGAACTAATACAAGAGCAATCTGATTTCCCTGGTGTTAAAGTAGACGTAGAATCAACAGAAGGAGTTTTATATCTAACATCTAGTTCTTCAATCGGAGATTGGCCTTCTCTCGGCGAGATTTTGATTTTGGGATACGGCTTAACAGGTGTTGTTTCAACTGGTGAGTATTATGCTGCGGAATCAATTGATCTTGGAGAAGTTTACACAGTTTCAATAACCAGCGACATAATAGCTTACGGGGAGAGTTATGAAAATGCTATTGGAACTTGGGACATACTCGGAGATGTTTTAAGTTTGGGTGGAAGTGTAGTCAGTGATTTATGGTCTGTTGAATTAGAACTAAGACAAAGTAATGATGGCATATCTTGGGGTGATTGGAAAAGATTTTACGTAGGAGAATATACAGCGCGAGCTTTTGAGTTTAGGTTAATAATGACTAGCTTTGACACAAAAGTAACTCCTGCTATCAGTAAATTAGGGATAACTGTAGACATGCCAGACAGAGTTCATTCAGGTCAGGACTTAGTTTGCCCCCCCGCTGGACTTAGGGTAAACTACACACCAAGTTTTGCTGCTAAACCAGCTATTGCAACTAACTCACAAGGATTGACAGGAGGAGAATATTGTGTTATCTCAAATTCAGACGAGACAGGTTTTGATATTATCTTTTACAGTAATGACACTAATACAGCTGTTGGAAGAACATTTGATTATGTGGCACACGGATACGGTCGAAAAGTTACTTAAAAGGTTATAATTTAGACATGTCTCAATATAGTTTTGATATAGATGTAGCAGATAGTGGAACTGAGTTAGTTGCCCAACTTGATGGCTTTAGAGATGCCCTTTTAAGTGCACATTCTGCTGCAACAAGACCAGCTTACGCTGTTGAAGGAACTGTTTGGTTAAAAGATGTTTCTTCGACTGTTAAAGAACTATATATCTATGATGGTGACACAGATCTCCTGATATTAACTTTTAATCCAACAACCAATAGCAGAGCATTGAATGCAAATACTATCGATGGCTATTCCATTGGATCTCTTAATAGAATCCACGTTGGAGCAGCCGCACCAACTCCAACACAAGCTTTAATGTTATGGGGTGATACATCAGCAGGCTATCTAAAACAGAGAAAATCTGATGACAGCGGTTGGGTGGTTTTGGGTGTGCTTAATAGCCCAGGATTGATGCTCACTAATGCTGGTGATCCAAATGGTGTTGTGACTGGGTCTTACGCAGGACAGCAACTTTATGATTCCACTAATGGTGTCCTTTATTTGTATTCTGGTACCACAACAGTTTGGGTTATCGCAAACCAGAAAATAATAACACCCCCAGGAATTATAGCTTGGCATGGTAAAAACACAGCCCCTGTTGGTTGGCTTAAGTGCAATGGTGCTGCAATATCCAGAACCGTTT